CATTTGTTGTAGCAAATTTCTGTTTATCTGCTCGTTGGACTAAATGTATTTTTCCATTCAATCTCAAATTTTTTGAAATCCAAGTTCTTTTACCTTTTTGTGAGTTTGAATCTCTCTTAGAATAAGCAGATAAAATATTTGCATTATATTTGTTTAACATTCTCCACATTTTTTCTGCACCAGGCATCCATGGAAGGGTATGCCAAAAATCTTTTTTGGATTTAATATCTTCCCATCTTTCTTCTTTATCAGTTGATGCAAAGTCTTTATTAAATGTATCTGTGTATCCACCTGTAAAATTACAAAGGACTTCATCCATATCGCAGTAAATTTCTGGCATTTCTTTTTCAAGAATATATTGATTGAATGTTTTCATTTCATCAAACCTTTTATTATTTTTAATGCCTTTTTACCATCTGGGTGGTTCGGGTTAATACTGACTTCATCTCCGTTAACAAAATCAGAAATATTAGCTGACTTGCCAAGAGCAGCAATTGCTTTGTGTAATGGATCTTTTGGATCGTATCTTCGCTCAAAATCGGATTTTCCTCTTAGTTCTACCCAACTCTTTTCCTTAGTATCCCACATTTTAAGAACATCTTGTCCTTTACCACGAATCAATTTAAGTTTGATACCTTCAGAAAGATACTGAGTAAATCCTAACATTAGTCATCATCCATTTCGTCCATGATACTATAATCATAAACAGCGTCAATGTAATCCTTGGCCTTTGTCACTTTAGAAACTACCCACGCCTCCATTTCATATTCGTCATTTTGTGGGTTATCCACTTCTTCCATAAGTGCCTCTGCAAGTTCTGTAGACTTGTTAGAAAGAATAATGAGTTGTCTTAACATCATCTCTAAACTGTCCTGTGCAAACTCTACGTCTTCTCTAAGTAGTTCTTCTTTAATTCCTCTAGCTGCCTTTTCCGCAGAAATCCACTTTTTAGCGGCACTATTGGTTGGAGCCTTCTTTGCCCATGTTCCGATAGTTCTATATGCTCTCATAACATCTCTTTCGAAGTCTGCACCATCGGAGTTATCGATTACAAACATTTTTGATTTAAACGCAGACTGGAATTTACCAATGTTTCCTTGGACACCTTTCCACATAGATTCAACTTCATTGTCTGGAAGACTTCTCGCCCTTAATCTATTTCGGTTTAATGCGGTATCTAAATCGGTATTGACAAAAATCATGGCGGTTTCATAACCCATCGCCTCTAATTTGTCCTTTTGTTTTTTAATTTTGTCATAATCTTTTCCAGTACCATCGACAACAAGTCCAAGTCTACCCTTCACATATCCCGCCTGTTGCATCGCAGTAAGTGCTTTTGCCTTACCTCTTACTTGTTGTCCAAGGTCAGAGAAAATATCGTCTGGGTTTCCTTTGTCCAGACCAGCCTTATCTAATGCCCTTTCAAATGCAGGGTCAGAGTTTACAACTCTCATTCCAAAGGAAGTAAGTGCAGTTCTACCTACGATAAAAGACTTACCAGAACCTGGCCCACCAGCAAGAAACACCGCCTTAAATATGCCTGGGTCGTTGACACCCTCATTTAAAGAATCTTCGTTTCTAAGATTTTCGATTATATTTTTTATATCCATTTTACTTGTCCCATGCCTTTGCCGCAGTAAAGTTATTGTAACTAAATTCCATTCGATCTACAATTTTGACGGCATTACCTTTCGTATCAATTGCAACATAACCTTCTGGATTTGTCACTTCATAACCGTTTTTTGTACGAACAAAAATCTGCGTTAATTGTTTAACACTATTTAGTTTATTTATAATAAGAGACTTAGCACTAATTAATTCTTCCATAAAATCAACAATTGCATATGCAACACTATCTAATTTAATTAATTGCTTTACTGCCTCATCTCTAATTCTCTCTTTATCTTTTCTTGCACCTTCTGTTTTTAATTTTGCAATAACCTTTTCATCAAAAAAGTTTTTAACATACATCGAATAGTCTAGATTTTTCATATTCTTTGTAGAAATATTCTGTCCTTCACGAATATATGTGTTAAGATATGTTTTAAAACTTGCACCAGCAAGTCCTTTGATGAAAGTTTTGTTTTGGAGTTGCATGAATGTTTTAAAGTCGTTTGCTTTAATTTTCTTAAATTTTCTACCAACTTGAGACATTTGGCCATTAAATGTTTTTAGTTCAGAAGAAGTAAATTTTGCAGAACCAGAAACATCTTTATATGTTGCATCATCCATCCACACAGACGAGGTTTTCTTTAGTCCAGAAATATTAACACCAAAAGAAGCTGTCATTGATGGTAAATCTTTTCCAGAATATGTTGTATGCCAAACAACTCCAATCTTTGCAGCGTTGATCGCCCTTCCTAAGTCAGAGTCTTTCTGAACTGCATACATCAATGTATTTTGTTGAAATGTTAGATATGTCTCACCGTCAAGTGTTTTTTCTGACACATCATCAGTAAACATCAAGTCGCCTTGAATTACCCCCGTGATTCCCAACTTGGAAAATTCTTGAAGTGCAACAGTAAATTTTGATTTTAAGGCAGGACTGAGTTTTGTATCTGCAGCAATCTCTGCCGTACTTTTATATAACAATGGAGTTTCATTAAATACAGACTTTTTTGCAATAAAAAACTTACCATCTGATGGGTCAATTCCAGCGAATATAGCAGGAGCACCGTCCCATTTAACTGTCATGTTTACTTTAGAATCTGAGTTTCCAGACAACATGTCTCTTAAAGATAAAAGAAATCGAACAGCAGCACGACCACCATCGATTCCAAAGTTTAAAATTTCATCCTCAAGGTGTTCTAGGTGTAAATTTTTTCCACCCTTTGATTCATTAAGATATTTTGTAAATGATTTCATTAGTAAAGTTTCCCGAATGGCCCAAATATTTTTCCCTTCTTCTGGGCAAGATATGTTAAAGTTGTTAGTAAATCATCTCTTTTTTCGTCATTTGTAATAGAGACAATTTCACACACCAAATGCAGCTGCATCAATTTACTATGAGCATAATCTGGTCTGGATGTATTAAATACCGATACCACATTCTTTTGAAACTGGTTTTCGGTTATTCCTGTATATTGTTTTACTTTATTGAATTTATACAAGAATCTATTATAATCATTCATAAATTCTTGTTCGGATGTAGGATAGTTTTTGTTATCGTTATCCCAAGTAAGGCCTTCATCTGTAAAAATTTTTCTGGCCATATCTAAAGGAACTTTACCAAGTCTTGCAGAAGTCGCACCCAAGTCTGTCCCTTCAATTTTTAAATTATTAAACCCAGCACTATTTTGTCTGATTTGAAATTTAATTTTTCCCTTTTTACCTTCTACAACAATTTTGGTATCTGAGTTAACAAACTCTCCATTACCTTTTGTTTTTAAATTTATATCAATATCAGAAAGTTTAAAATTATATTCTTTATCATCGAAAATATCCATATTTTCTAGATTCACAAGTTCCCATTTTGCAGTTCTCCCAGACATTTTCTTTAGAGAAATTCCAACGATTCTTCTCTCATGAAACATATCTCTAAGAATAGCATTAAATTCTTCTAATGAAGTTACATCGTCTAATACCTTTTCTTTCAAGGTATTTTTTACTTTATTAAGGTCAGATACTAGCCATATATCTGCAGGATTCCAAGTATCCTTTTTTGCAATACCATATTTTTGTTTGCAAATACTAGTAATATAATCCATAAACCCACCATCTCTGGAGTAGTGTCCATATCTGGTGTTTCCGACTTCTCTATATGTGGTGAGTTGTTGCTGGAAGAATGTGTTTTCCCATTCTTCATTCATTGCAGGATATATCTTTTTCAAATCATTGCGATATAATTTCATAAAGGCGCCTTGATTAGTATACCCATTATTTTCAATACTTTTTTGTATTGCAAAAAGAGAGGCGAGTTCTTGCATCTGGGTAGTTTTCCCATCAGAACCGCCTCCCATTCCACTAAAGGGCGCTTTATCTATTTGTGTCCACTTGTATCCATTAAAAATGGGAAGGTACTGGCCACCTTTTGTTAAAGAACCTGTAACTCTAGGTTGTGATTTGTCCTTCACTGCCCCAAGAAACTTTTTTACTTCTGGAGTCAATTGAACTACGGCCTTTGATCTATCCGCAAACTTTAGTTCTTTTTTACCATTAATAACATCTGCAACCATATTCAAATATGGTTTTTCAAACTTTGCTTCTTTTGATCCAAGGTTTGCCAATGGAATTCCCTTTTTATTAAGTTAATACCATTATTTATAATTTTACATATAATGGAGATATGTGCCGACAACATACTTATCATCAGACTTTGCGGGCATACATTGATGTGGGTGCGTCCAGAAAGGTGGCCAGATGGCAAGTCTTCCCTTAACTGGATTCACACTTAGATTATAATCTGGGAAAACGGTCTCCCCACCCTCTTCGACATCATTCAAATAAAAGAAACATGCAACAAATCTTTTTGCAGATAAGTGGTCTCCAACATCTGAATGATATTTAAAATCATCAGCAGAACCCTTAGTATATTTTTTCATTTTAATTTCTTCGTTGACACACTGGCCAGGAAAAAACATAATGTTATTATGTCTGCGATACATTTCAGTATACTCAGAAATAATAGTTAAAAGTTTCATAGAAAATTCTTCAAACTCTGGGAACTTTTCAGATAGTTCTGGGTCAAAGAAATTTACTTCGGTATATGTTCTCGCTTCGGTATTTACTTTTCTGTGATGTTCGTTTGCATCTTCAAACAATTCAATCATCTTAGTACAATCTTCATCAGATAAAACATTATCCCAAACAGAAATAAATGCCCGTTGGCCATCTGGTGGTCGTATATCAAAATTATCTTCATCTACTTCAAAATGAACTGTTGTTTCTGCAGTAGTTGCAGTATTTGCTTCTTGTGTCATATTTTTATCTCCACACTTCCAATTTTTTTCTTTCCTTCGTTTTGAAAATTCTTATAGGATGATGTACTCACTTCTTCTACGATATCATCTTGTGCAGAATTTTCTGCATCGTACAGTCGCATCTTTGGCCTATCGATTCCGACAACAAAGCGTTTATGATTATTAATGTCATTATATCTATTCTTCAATTGTTTAACCAAAATCTGATTCATGTCTTCCAACTCTTCAGTAGATATCAACGCAAACATCAAGTCTGCAGTCGCAGGAAGTCCAAAAGACTCTGAAGTATCTGTTAAGTCAACATCTGTATTTGAGTAACCAGAACGAGTGGTCTGTGTCGCACTGATGATAGGTACATCATTCTCAACAGCAAGTCCTCTCAGTTCTTCTGCAATTGATTTTACAAGAGTATAAGAGTTTATACCAGCACCATATCGAATTCTTGCAGAACTACAAATATTCAAATAATCAATGAATATAACATCTGGCGTAAAGTTCTTTTTCAGATGCAATTCATTCAACAAATGTCTAAAGTGGTTTGCATTTGCAACTGCAGTTGGATACTCTTTGATAATCAACTTACCAGTGGTTTTGTTTTTAATCTTTTCTATTTTCTTCTCAAATGAAGATTTCGAAGTACTTGCAACATCCGCAATAGAAATGTTAAGTAAGTTAGCATCAATTCTTTCTGCAATTTTTTCTTCAGACATTTCTAATGTAATGTATAAAACATTTTTCCCCATCATATAATGGTTTGCTGCAAGATCGCACATAAACAAAGATTTACCAACACCTGTACCAGCAAGAGCAACATTTAATGTTTTGTTTGATAGTCCACCTTTGGTAATTTCGTTGAATAATTCCAAATGAAAAGGTATCTTTTCTTCTACTCTATTATAAAACTCAAATCTAGTTTCAAAGTCATCGACAAAATCATGTCCGATATGTGTATCAAACGATACAGCCAGTGCATCCTGTAGTAGTTTTGGTAAATCACCCTTCTGATCTTGATGGTCATTCAATATACCGATAGATTTCATAACTGCATTATATAATGCACGCTCTTGACACCACTTTTCAGTATGATCTACTTGCCAGTCAGTTTCTTTCTCATCAGTTTCTTTTAATGACTCAATAAGAGCATGTGACTCTTTAAAATTATTTTCACTCAAACTAACATCATCTAATGATATCATTAAAGAATCTTTGGTTGGGGTAGTATTGTATTTTTCAACATGACTACGAATCAACTCAAATATAACTTTATTTGGTTCACTAGTAAAATAATCTTTTTCTAGGTATGGTAATGTTCTTCGCACATAATCTTCATTAGAATATAATGCACTTAGAATTATACTTTCACTTAATTCCATTCAATTTATCCGCTTCATCATAAAGTTTTTTTGCTTCGGACTCCAAGGTCTTCGCTCTGTTATGTAGTTCTAAAATCTTTTCTTCTTTAGTTAAAGTTTTTTTTTGATCGATCAAAGTAATTGTTTCGGGTTCTCTATCTTCAGTACCATAAACTTCTTTCCACTTATCTACAGGACATCTTAGATTTGCAATCTTTGCTTTTGCAGGCATAAAACATCCACACTTTTTACATACGAGGGCCAAACCTTGAAAGTGTTCGCACCCCCTACAAGTATTAAGTCTTTGTTTATATACATGTTTAGAAGCAAAGATTTTCATCTAATTACCAACTCTATATTTCTTTTTCAAGAAGTCATTGAATTTAGAATCCGTCAACAAGTCTTTCCAAAACTCAGGGGTATGAGTTTCTTTTTCACGAAACTTCTTATCATCAACCTCACCAGTTTCTGGATCAACCATTTGATACCATCCACCAGATCTAGATATTACACCATAATCTAGTGCCATGTCAAGAAGACCTGATGTTTTATCTACACCATTATCCCAAGATACCGAAATTGGAATTTTAGATTTTTCTTTAACAAACCTAGACTTCTCTACATTAATCACAAAGTGATATCCTTGAACTTCTGCACCAACTTTATCTTGTTGTCTACCAACAATCCAGATAGTATCAGCACTATAATACATTCCAGTACCACCAGAAACTACTTTTGTTGGATACAGTCCTTGAGAATCGTATGTGTGATTAATTGCAACCATTGGAATATCTTTCATTGTTAGATGTGGAGTTACCATTCTAAACAAAGACTTGAATTGTTTTGCTCTTGTCATATCGGCGGCGGATTTTTGATTCTCCGCATCTTCTACTTCTTTTTTGGACGCAAGGTTTCCTACAGAATCAACCATGATAAAAAGTTTGTCTTCTGTTTCGATTTCTTTTAACTGCGAAACTATATCAAATTTTAATTCTTCCAAATCAGTAACTGGAATATGTACAACTCTTGATGTATCAATATCGAACACATCAAAATAATTTTGTGGTGTACCGAATTCACTATCATAAAAAAGTGCAACACCTTCTGGGTACTTGTCAAGATATGCCTTCATCATAATCAAACCAAATGCAGTCTTGAAGTGTTTACTAGGGCCTGCAATCATAGTTAACCCAGATGTATATCCTTTATCCAACGAACCAGAAAATGCAACATTCACTGCAGGAATGTTTGTAGGAATATTATCCTTCTCGTGTAGAAATGGAGATTCGGAAAGAGTATTAACTCTTCCGTCTTTGAAAGAAGTATTCTTTCTCAATTTACTCATTAGTCCAGACATATTATTCTCCTATTAAAAAAAATCGTCTATTGTGAATATTTTTTCAACCTTCCATCCAATAGCATCAGTGATGGTTTTAATTGGATCAAGGAAGGCCTTTTCGAATTGTTTTGTATAGTCAATGTAATCATTTAATCCAAACTCATTTGGAATAACTGATGCCATCGCAATGGTATTATTGCCAATTGGATTTGGTTCTTTAAGGTAAACAAACTTAATCTTTTCACCTTCTTGAATTAGTGGATATGTCATCTGAAGTTTATGTTTCTTAACCAAATTATTGAAATGAATGACACCCTTTACATGGATGGGCGTTCCCTTCTTGTATAGTTCTGCAGAATCGAAATACTTTCGCAATCCGTTGACACTTCTAGGAAATGCAACCTCATCTACAGGAAAGGTTTTAAAGTCTTCTCTAAAAGTGTCGATAAACTGAATAAGTTCATCGTTATCACCACCCATAATAACCTTAAAGGATTCTTTCAATTTATCCCGACATGCTGCTGGGGTAGATGATCGAACCGCCTCGATGCCCATAATTTTTAGGTCTGGTTCTTTATATCGAACTCCCTCACTGTCATGGACATTTAGAATATATCTTTTCTTCGCAGTCCACAATCCTTTTGATGCAATAACTTCTCTTTTCATGAACATCTTCTGTTCATATGCATTCATATACGAAGCAAGTTCTTGATAGCTACGATCAATAAAAGGTTCAATTTTCTCTTTGGCGACTCTATCAAGGAAGTTAACCACTCGTTCCGTTTGTATACTATCCTCAGTTTCCTTGCCTGCAGTTCCTTGGTTAAACACTTTATGTACCAAGTCACCAAGAGTGACGTATATCGAATCCGTATCACTTGCAATAACGTAATTCTTTTCTTGTTCATTTTGTAGAATTTTGTTGACATATCCATTTACCTTCTTTTCAATCCATCTGATAGATAACTGTCCAGATAGAGTGATAGACTCCGCCTGTCTGATATCGAAATACCTAAAGTACTGATTCCCCAACGCACCATAAGCTGAGTTGAGAAGAATCTTTGCGGCCATCTGTTTATTATTGAGTGCGGCAATCCTTTTGTCTAGTTCTTTGGGGTCGCCATCACCATCAATTTTCTTTTGTTTTGTCTTCAACATTTCCTTCTTATACAAAACCCTGTCATCATACATCTTCTGCATAAGTTTTGGAAGGAAACCTTTTTTGTCATTATTATATAGAACACCATTAGGGGTAAGTGACAAGTTACTCTTAGAAATAATTTCCGTATTTGTTTTCATTTCTAATAAATCGTCAACGGATGTATCTACTCTGTCTGTTTCAACCAAGGTTTCGGGTGAAATGTTGTACTGCATGATAAGGTGCGGATATAGACTGTTTAAGTCAAACGAAAGAATCCAATCGTGCATTCCAACAGTTGGTTCCTTTACATATGCACCGGCGTATGCGGCAGTCTTACTATTATTTCTTTTTGGGGGGATTACAATATTACCACCTTTAAGATGATTAAACGCAATTGAGTCCCAAGTTTTAATGGGCGAAAAAACCTCATCATAATTTACTTTTGCCTCGTATGCAATTGTAATTAACAGTTCTAAGAGTTTGAGTTTATCATCAAGTCTATCAACAAGTTCAACATCTTTGATATTATAGTCAATATACTTTTGATAGTCTTCTTTGTAGAACAGATGCATGTGCGAGAACTCTGAGTGGTCTAACTTTCTTTCACCCAACTCGACAAAGGCAATATGGTCAAGACGATAACTTTCTCTCGTAACATAGGTAAACTTTCGATACAAGTCAAGATAATCAACAATGTTAATACCAAGTACATTGACTTGTTCTTGTAGTTGGCCACGAATGTTTTTTTGCATTCTATCTACAATACCCCAAGGAGAAAGTCTTTTGGTGTTATCTTCTCCAAGGATTTTTGTGATACGGTTTACGAGATAACTCATATCAAACTGATTAACATTCCAACCAGTCACAATATCAATATCTGCAGCCTCCCACAAATTTAAGAAAGACTTGAGAAGTTCAATCTCACTGGTACATTTGTAATACTTAATATTGAGGTGAGACAAAGACTCATTAGTATTCTCCCAGTCTCCCAAACCAAGAACAGTATACATACCATCATACTTAAGAGTAATGGCGTTTACTCGTTCTATTGCTTCTAGGGGGTTGGGGAAACCGTTTTCACACTCGACCTCAATGTCAAGTGTTGCAATTCTAATCTTGTCCAGATCAAATTCTAAATCTGAATAGTTGTCTGCAATGTACGGATAAACAAACTGCGTCATGCCATAGAATGACATGATACCATCATTTTCTTTTATCTTTGCCCTTGCTGAAGATATATCTTTAAACGTAACTTTTTTTAGGTATTTTCCATCAAGAGAACGATGAGGCGTCTTTTCTTTTACTTCATAAAAAAGAGATGGTGAGTAAGAAGTTCGATACCTCTTACGCTCACCATCAACAGTTTCTTTGACAAGAATTTTATTTCCAAGATTCTGGATATTAGTATAAAATCGCATGATTCCTCATTATGTAAATTACTAGGTGCATTATATCACACAACGCACAATAAGTCAATCACTAAACTTTAACAAATCCGTGATTTCCACCCTTTGGTGTTTTGAGTGTTGGTGTACTCGGCGGGAGAACTAATCCACTACCAAATATTTTATTGTATTCATTAGTCAACTCATTTACAGGGTCAACAATAAATCCAACATATGATTTGGCAACTGTAATTCCGTCTGAAGATTTTGTATATGGCATAAAGGGTGCCAGTCCTACTCTCGCAGTAGCAGTTGTTGTATCGGCGTAAGAAGTGGCAATCTGACATACATCTTTTATGTAGATAGTACCATCTTCCTTTTCCGATACATCACCCATAATCTCTTCACCAGAAATTAGTCGTAGAACTTTAACTGCCATCTGTTGTTTCTGCAGGCGCTGGGGTTTCCGCTGTCTGTGGGACTGGTTGCTGTTGAATATTTGCAAAATACTGAATCACAGTTTTTAGTTTATCTTCTGCCATTGCAAGGTGACAAACCTGTTCATCCATTTCTGCTATAATATCACTATGTTCACCAACACCTACAGAATTTTCAAAATATGTTTGAAGATTTGCAATTGCCATATCTCTTTCATATTCATACTTTCTAATAAGTGCTCTCAATTTCATACTATTGGAATAATCGAACTTCATCTGCTTTCGCTCCTCTTTTGATCCATTTCTTTTCATTTTTAATGTG